CTCGTTTGAGCTGTCGGGCACGTTGGTCTGCTCGTCCAGATCACTGTCCTGGGGATTGGATGGCAGCGGATAAGCCAGACGAATGCCCAAGGCATTCCAGGCGGCCAGCATCATGTCTAGCCTGCGCAAAGCAGACTGCATTTGCTCGGGGCCGATGTCGAAGGCATAGGAGGCTAGGCCAATCTCGTCGAAAGCCTGCTCGATGAATTGGCGCTTAGTCCATCCCATGTCATTCCCCTAGTTTGTCTTGAATCAATTGTCCCAGCTTTTTATCGCCGGTGCGACCATCAAACCTGATGCCAAGCTCTGTCGCTTTGGCCTCTAGTTCTGCACGGGTTGGAGGTGCATCGTCATGCACAATGGCGTTAATGGGTGATGGGAAATACTGCTTAATCGCTTTGCGCTCAAGCGCCGCAGTTTTTTTGGCTTTAATTTTTTGCAGCCGCAATTCTTTCCAGTGTGGGAGAGTTTTGTCTTTGATGATCGCGGCTGACCTAATCATTTTTTGGCTTTCTTCGCTGTTTTGGCAGACGCCACAAAGTCGGCTTTAGTTGGTGCGCCTTTGGTGCCAGGCTTGCGCATACGTTCAGGGGTTTTGCCAGCAGCCTTTTGCGCCGCGATGCGGTCACGCTTGGCATTGATGTTGGCGTAAAGACCTTGTTTCATTTCATGGCCTTTTTCGGTGCTTTGCCAGCCTTCATTGCGGCCTTGCGTGCAGTGGACAGTGCCACGGCCACGGCTTGTTTCTGAGGCATACCAGACTTCATCTCCTTGGAGATGTTTTTGCTGATGGATTTCTGCGAATAACCTTTGGTTAATGGCATATCAAGCTCCATAGAAAACAGGCCAACATCTCTGCTGGCCTGTCTTGGTTTTAGCCGCCGATGCGGTAGACGACGAAGGTATCTGCATCAGTCTTACGGCAACGGAATCTTGCAGAAGCACCAGACGTAGCCGCAGTTGCTGCAGAGCCAACGATGGTCACGTTTGTATTGACTGTCAGGGTCAAAGCAAAAGCAGCCAAGGTGATGACGCTAAAGTCAAACGAATCACCGATTGCCCACTCAGTTGCTAGGTCAAGGTTTGCACCTGTTGGTAGCTGAATGCTACGCGCTTGGGTTGGCGTGGCCGTGATAATGCCGGTCAGCACGTTGGCAGCGGTTGCCACCATCGAACCACCGTCAGCAATATTGGCAGGCGCACCTTGGGGCTGCCAGTTGCCGTTGTTGCTGATCTCAGGAGCAACGCCCACCGAGTAGTAAGCGCCCGATGCACCGGCCTGGATGGTCACGCTGGTGGCATTAGTGAATGCCGGTGACACATAGGTGGTGTTCTCAACTGTAGTCAGCAAATTTTGCGAATCAGGAAAGTTGGGGAAACCAACCTCTTGGAACACAAGTGCTGGTGAGAAAGCCTGAACAGCGATTTTCTCGCCAGCGGGCACAGTGACAACAGCCGTGCCTTGGGTGAAGATTACTTGATAGCTCATGATGTGACTCCTTATGCTTGACCGAACAACAAGATGCCAGACATCTCGGGCTGTTTATTGACAACACCAAACAGGGTGTCAAGGCGGAAGAACGTTTTCATTGTCTTGAGGTCGTATTGCTTCTGCATAACCAACTCAATGCCTTGGTCGGTAGATGCGCGCATCACTGCAGCACCAGCGTCAGACGGGACAGCGTAACGGCCAGGCAGAATCTCCAGCGCATCTTTTTGCCAGAAACAGTTAATAGCTGCAGCCGCCACGTTCAAGCGCGTGATGGTGCGGCCAGAGGCTGGGGTAACGATGACGTTTTGGTATTGCGCCTCAGCATCAGTGCCGCCCTGATTAGAAATAATCGGGGGGGTAATGACGCAAGTCGTAGCGTTAATCACCTGAACAACACGGAAAGTCTTGGCAAAGCCAGTGCCCTGTTTGGTGATGTGATGCACAGCCTCAACGCCTTGAATCTGGATCGGCGTACCCGCTGGCAGGTCGGTGGTGCTAGAGACCTCGATGGTCTGAAAGCGGTTATCGACGTTCTGGGTCTCGCCGGTGGCGGCAGTCTGGGTTGCTTGCGGAACGTAGTAGTTGCCAGCGGCAGCCAGAGTACTCATCGTCGGGTCCGAACCAGTGCGAGCCGCAATGCGGTTTGCATAGTCAAGTTTGTAGGTCTCAAAACCCGCAACAGGCCCAACATACGAACGCTCATAAGCCTGATTTGACTTGGGATTGCCGAACGAGCGAGTCGAGGCGGCCAGATTGCCAGCCATGCCGTTGTAATCGCGGCTAGACAAAGCGAGGTAGCGGTCGAAGTTCTGCACCCCCTGCTCGTTCATGATCGAGTCGCACAGAGCCACATCGTCATAGTCACCCGCAGCGGTGTTCACGGTTACAACCAGCGAACCGAGATTAGCGGCGGTATTCATGATTGCGATGTTGATGTCCGATGCCAGCTTTTGTTTTGCTGCATCACCCAAGCGACCTTCTTGGAGTGCATCACGCAGTTCCAAAGCGTCCAGAATAAAAGGCACGGACTTTTGAAAGCCCAATGTCGCGGGGACGGAAAGTTGCGTGTAGGCACCGAAGTTGCCGGTTTGATCCATGCCGTCATAGCTTTGGGCGATGTATGGCTGGGGACGGTAGATAACGTTGTTGGTGCGCTCCATCATCGATCCGTCTGTGTTATAGATCGACACGTTGCGGGACAACACAAGAGCATCGTTAAAGCCTTCGAGAATGTCCTCAAACGCTACGCGCTCTTCCTTGGAAAATGAATTGCTCATAAAAACTCCATTGGTTGAATAAAAAATTTCGGCATTACTGCCAGGTTTCTCTACTCACCAATGGGCTGGCGGGGGCCATTCAACTGCTATTTAGGGCTAGCGATACCCGTTTTGCGCATTATGCCTTTTTCTGGCGCTTGTATGCAACCACTTTGGACATATTGCCGGTTCTGGCTGCTTCTTCCCTCAGCCGCTCAAGAGTTGAGTCTACTGCTCCGGATGATCGCCCGGTGCCGGTAACAATGCGTTCTGGTGCAGGGGCAGTTTTGCGATTAGTAACTTTCAATTCTTTCTCCAGTTTGGCGACAGCAAAAGCAAACTTCACGGGGTCTTTAATGTCGGATAGCTCTTTAGCCTTCTTTGCGTTTTTACCAAGTGCATAGACGACAAGCGCCGGGTTATCCGCTCCCTGCAAAATAACGCCTTGCTGGGTGACAGAGAAGACCTCTTGGGCCACAGCCTCGGCGTCTTCGTAGTCTTTTACTCGCAGCTCGGCTTTCGCTTTACCGTAGCCATCTAGCTTGGCCTGCCAAGCCTTTTGCTGATTCATAACTTCAGCTTCTTGCCTAGCTTGGGCTTCGTCGGCTTTTCGCTTGCGCTCAAACCAGTCGGCTAGTGCTACCTCAAATTTTTCAGCGTCATAGTCGTGATCCTCAAGTTTTGGCTTTGCCCCCAGCACGACCGGCTCGGTCTCGGTCTGTGTGGTTTGCAGCTTATTCTGAAGCTCTCTGTTCTGACGTTGCAATTCGCGATTAGTTTTTCGCAGCTCGCGTACCCACTCAGGCGCTGGAGTCTGTTCTTCGGGAGGTGGCGCTTCCTCGCCAATAGAGACGATCACTTCGTCCGATTCGCCTTCATCTTCGGTATTCTGGCCATCGGCAAGCTCGCTAGTGGTTTCCTCAGTGCTTGGGCCTTCGTCCTTAATGATTACGGTCTCATCTTCTTGGTTTTCGTCTTCAATTACTGCCTTTTGATTCATCTTTAACTCCACTAAACTCACCCATTTACACGGCTGGATGGATGCCGTTAATTCATTCCTGCCTGTTTTTTACTGATTCGCAACAGGCTAAATAATCTCACTCGTTCCCGCCAAGCCAAACGCCTGTTTGTTCGTAGATGGTATACGGGCCAATTCCCAAGTCCCGCATGATTATTGCACGCTGTTGAGCTTCGGAAACATTGGGCTGTTCTTGAGCTAGCAGATCAGGTGCAGCGACGCCCATTGTGGCAGCGGTTGCGGCTGTCTTTCGGAATGGATCAAAGGCTGCAAAGCGTGAACGAACATTGTCGGGATTGTTGGTAACCAAAATTCCTTTGGTTTTGTCATACACCGTATCTACTATTGGCAAATCTTCGCCAGCTATTCTGGCTCTACGCTTGTCTAAAACTGTTATGCCTTTTTTTTGCATCATTGGCATTACAAACTCACCAAAGTTTTGGGCTAATTGTGGATTTTCTGCGGTAAAAAATCCCGGCATATATTGAACAGATTCTCTGGCTTTTGTCGGGTCTATTTTTTCAATATCCAAAGTGTTTGTGCCGTGAAAAACGTCTTTTTCAAATCCCATAGCCGCCGCACGTTCGGCAGGTGTATTGCTAGCTGCCAAACCTAACCCGCCTTGTTCAACAGGCAGCGCCGCTCTCTGTTGCGCCAAGCGAAGGGCTTCATCTTGGGGGGCTTGGAAAGATTTAGTCGTTTGGTCTATTGGTTTTGGCTCCCTATACATTGTTTCGCTAGTAGAAAAATCCTTATTCTTTCCTTTGTTTTCAACAAATCCAAAGTCTTTATAAAATTCTTTTAACCTTTTGACATTTCCACCAAAATCACTTGACGGTGTTAGCGTTATTCTTTTCCCAATGTTATCTGCATATTCAGATAAATCAGTCATAACTTGAGTTCCAATTCCTTGGTTTCTCATCTCTTTTGGGACAACAATCCGACTTAAATTTAAATTGTCTTTAGTAACAAAAGCATCAATTTTCACACCTGGATATTTTGCTGCTAATTCGTCGATGCTTTTAATACTCATCCCGACCGGCAACCCCTTGGTCATCCGTGCTGCTGGCCCAACCATTGGAGCCACTGCCATAGCTGCTTCAATGGCTTCAGGGCGCACCCTAGTGGTTCCGCCAAGGCCACCTGCGCCTGTTATCAATGGTTCACCATATGAAAGCCTGTCCAACGTCTGACTAATTGCGGGGGCTCCAAAAAACTTTGCTACGCCTTGCATTTGCTGCGTCCTCTGCGGCGAGTAGCTTGACGCTGCCAAGTCTGACAAATAACCCAAAATTGGATTTCTTGGCGTGGCCCTTATAAAATCCTGAGTTGGGTTGCGTGCGGTCTGCGCCAGTGTGGCAAAGGCCAGCTCTTTGAAGATGGGATCAGCCATTACGCATCATCTCCTGAATGGTTTTTGCACTGTTGATTGCAAGAGTCTGGTCATCATTCTCCACCTTACTCAGCGTCTCCAGAGTCTTTGCTCGGCTGAGTTCCGCATCGGCCACGGTTTTGACGGTGCTTGCCCTTGCCTGGGCGGCTTTCGCAGTGGCTTCCTCTGCCGCTGCCTGTAGATACATTGCATTCGGGTCTTGCGGCTTGCCCTGCATCTCGGCCATGAGTTCTTGGGCCTCTTCCTCTGTGGGCTTGACCACGCCCATGCGCAACAACTTCTTGCGGAAATAGGCGTTCGTGTCGGATAACCCTTCGCCCTCCATGTTCATCATTGCCATTGCGGTTATTACCTGTGAAGTTTCTGGGTCTTGGGTTAGCTGGAGCATCCCTGTCAGTGCCCGTACAGTCGCCGCACGCTTGCTGCTAGACGATGGGCCAACCTCGGCAACGACATCAAACGCGGCGGCGCTGAGATCGTTCTCCATGACCATCGCGCCAGTTTCCGTGTCAATCGCGGGTTTCATTAACTCGACCGTGCTGGATTCACCAGTCGGCGCAATCGTCTTCATCTTGCGCTTGTCTTCCACGTAAATATCCCGCGCCATGCTCAGCCAGATTTCGCCGCAGCGTTTCATGCCCTTGGCGAAGTTGGACATGTAAATGAACGTCTGCATGTCTACACGGGTCTGGATCATCTCCACGGCTTTGCCAGACATGCCCGACACCATCTTGTCAGCGCCTTGGGGATTGCCAAGGATATCCTGCATATCGGTTTCTGTAATTTGCAGGAGCGCTGCCATTGCCGGTGGGATTTGCGGGCTTTTCGTGTAAGCAATCGGGCCGCTGATGGTCTGCTCGCCGTTCGGCCCAGTGATCGGGTTTAGCAGGAGATACGGGTAGTCTTTGATGGTGTCTTCGGCCCACATGACCTGGTGGCCTGCAACCTGCGCTGGAACCAGGATTGGTTTCTCGACGCTGGACAATGCGCTTATCTCGCCCAGCTTGGAGAGCTGCATATTCTTCAAGCGTTGAACATCTTTGGCCAGACGCACAGCGCCCATACACCTCTCAATGTTGTCCACGAACCAGCGCTTGCCGTAGACGACGACAATCGGAATGCAGTTTCCAGCAATGTAGCCTGCATCCTCAAGCACTTTGCCGCCAGACATGATGTATTTACGCACCCGCTTGCGCTTGATCTTTTTCTGGCGAACCTCAAGGGTTCCGACTGCTGCCAAAGTTTCCTCTAATGTCTCGTCGGCCTCAAAATCAGCAGAACTGTAACGCTCCTCAGTGCCGTCAATGGCCTCGAAGATGCGGATGGTCTCGGACTTTTCTTCGACCTTGTAATACTCAGCGACAAACACGACATCTGGCGTGGCCCAATCAAATTCATATTGATGAATAATTTTGGGCCAGTCAGTCGGGTCGTCGTTGTAGGCCTCTTTGTAGCTCTCACGGGTCATGCTAGTGACCACAAAGGCAAATTTAGCGTCTGATTTATCTTGGCGCTTGGAATTTAAGTCGAAGAACACCGAGCTGTCAGCATCGAATATCGGCTCCATCCGGATGCGTTGACGGTCGTCCTCGCCGTTTTCCTCATCCTCATACACGGTGCGCAGCCGCCAGGCACCAATGCCGCCGCCGACTGCTTCCTCGAATGCGTTATCGTAAGCCTCGTCTGCCACTGATGCCTGCTCATCAGCGCGGTACAGGCCATCACAGACCTCGGCCAGCTTCTCGTTATCTGTGCCATCTTTGGACACATAATCAACTGTGATGCGGTTATTGCGGTATTCGTTGACGATGCGAATAACCGCCAACATGATTTTATTACCCTCGAATTTAGGCTTGTTTTCATACTGATCGTAAAGCGGGCCTTCCCATTGCGCACCGCACAACGAATAGAAACGCCTGTCTTGCAGGCATTGCAAGCGCTCATCCCTCAGCGCAGTCTGAATGTCGTTGAACTGGCGCAGCGCTTCAGCGTGAAGATTGGCGAGCCGTTGGTCGTTAGAGATTCTTGCCATAAAAGTCCTTAGTTGACCGATTTTCTACCATTTATTTATGGTCGGCAATGGCGTGAAAGTGACAGGCTTTTGTGCTGGCAGACGCTGAACTAGTCCAATTGCATCAAACATCGGATCAAGTTGGTCGTCATGCGCACCAGCCGGGAATGCCGAAACCTCGGCTAGCATGTCTGAAAGCCACGGAACATCATGAGGGAAAAGCACGTTGCCGGACTCAATGAATGGTGCTGCATCGTAAGCGCGGCTGATCTTGTCCTTGTTTCGTTGTACGGCCACCACGGGTATGCCTTCGCGCCGCATCGTCTGAATTAGTCCAGTCCCTGACACCTTGTCCTCAATGTACAAACCTCGGATTGTTGATGCCTGATAAGCTGGCCGATGGTCATTCAGGTGCTTTGACCAAAAAGCGCGGACTTGCATCAGTAGCTCTGGCGCTTCCCATTTCCCCCTGATTTGGTCAATCAGAATTGCTTGACCAATGGTAGATCGTGCCCAGCACTGAATCACTGACCAGTCATTGTGATTTGCGGTCTTTTGCGCCGTGTCTGCTGTAAGAAATCGGAAATCCAGGGCAGGCATGGCCGACCAAAACTTAAACCAATCAGTGTTTATGATGCCGCCGCCTCGGGGTGCTGGCCGCTGCTGTAACTGCCCGGCTGTGCCGTAGGTGCCAAGGGTTTGCTCAAGCTCAATCACCTGGACCTCACTAAAGCGCTCTGGAAACATCAATTCACCCTCTTCGGTGCGAGGGTCTGTCCAGCCTATGCTGGTAGAGCACCGGAAGGCTGGATCAAAACGCATCGGAATGCACAGATGGACGTATGGCAAGCCCATTTCCTTAATTACGCCAGCGATGTCTTTCTCATTCAACCGCTGCATGATGACCACAATGGCCGACTTATCCGAGTTGACGCGGGTAGGTAACGTCTCGGTAAATGCAATGCGTGCGGCTTCCAATTTAGCTTGGCTGTTGGCGTTATCGGCGCTAATCGGATCGTCAAGAATCACCCTATCGCCACGCACGCCAGTCATACTAGTGAAAGCACGGGCTTGCCGAATGCCCTTCTTTGTGTTCCCAAACTCGCGCTTCCCGTCCAAATCGGCCAACAATTCAATGGGCCAAAGTTGCTGATACCACTCGGACTTGATAAGGTCTCGACATCGGCGGCTATCTCGGATGGCCAATTGTTCTTCGTGGGCAGTGCCGACAAAGCGCATTTCTGGCAGGTTTTTTGGCCCCCATTCCCAGGCTGGCCAGATCACGCCGGTTAGCAGAGACTTCATGGAGCCGGGGGGCACGTTCATGAGCAGGCGGTTGATGTCGCCCTTTGTCACAGCCTCAAGATGCAGACAAATGGCGTCGAGTGCCCAGCCCCACTTTAGTTCCGCAGCCGGTTCAAGCACTCTCCAAGCGCGTTTGGCAAACTCCGCCAGGCTTCTACTGCACAGCTCGCGCTCAACGGCCAATAAGTCAGCTTGCGTTAGTTGCATCTTTTGCGGCCATGATCTGCGCCAGCGTGTCTGTGGATAACTTTGTTGCGTCGATTGTCTGCACTTGCAACGGATTTTCTTTGTCGCCAGCTAACTCCAGTCGATCGCCGTATTTCTTGGGGGCTAACTTAGACAAAAGCCATTTGCGGGTATCAACCTGGAGTTTATGCTTTTGAACTGCCGCCCAATCCTTTTTACCGTCGGGCAAAAACCCGACGTCAGAATCACTTAACTCTATAACCTCTTGCGCCATTCGTTCGATTAAGTCCTCGCGCGCGCGCGTGTAATTTTCCGCAAGGATAGCATCATCATCAACCCACCGTGAAAAAGTGCTCTGCGGAACACCAGCCGCCTGGCACGCTTTAAACGCACTTAAACCGCTGCGCATTCCGTCCAGCACAGCCTGGCTGATAATTGCGCGGTCTTCACTGCCTGGTTTCGTGCGTTTGTTTGCCATCAGAAACCAGCCCCGCCTCGGGTAGTCACACAAGTAATGCTGCCATCTGAGTTTTTGTAGCAACGGGTAGTGCTTTGGGCCTGGACTGTGAGAGAGATCAGCAAGGCTGCGATTGTGAATAGGGTTTTCACGGGTACTCCTTAAAAAAACGGGGCCGAAGCCCCGAATGTAGGCAACTGCTTACCAACACGGCTGAAGACTGCTGCCAGTTAAATCGGCTAAGAAGACGCTGCTGCCCTCGCAATCCTCATGCGTGTAGGTTGTTGGTGGCTGGATTCGAACCAGCGCTGCGATTCATTTTAACTTCACCAGCATTAGCCGTGCACGCCCGCTGAGATTCGTTGCAACTTCACCAGCATCGGCCGATTAGGCCCATGACTCTACCAACTGAGTTACACCAACACGGCTGGGATCCAGCTTCCCGACCTTTTGGGCCAGTAGTGCCGAAACCCATGCGTGTGGGTTGTTGGTGGCCGGAGCTGATCCCGGCTTGGCTTGGCTCGATCCTTACACCTAACGCCCGATTCGAACGGGCTACTCCAAGCTCTAGTGTGCTACAAAGCGCATCAGCCTGCGCATTCACCAACACGGCTGGGGACTGGTTGGACGATTCGAACGTCCGCACCGTAGTCATGGGCCGGTGCTTGGTTTTGTAGGGCTATCTTCCACCCATCCACCCGGCTAAACCAGAGCCGGGACACATCCCAGTCCCCATGCGTGTTGGTGTTGGTACTCGCTGCACTGAGGCTCAATGCCCATGTACCGGAGTAGCAGCATCCGCTTTCCCAACGCTTATATTGTCGCATTTGGTATAGGTATGTCAACAGGCCATCGACCACTTTCCACCAGTTTTTTAACCGTGGCAACGTGTGCCGCAAACCACGCTGTCTGTCTAGCTTCACGGGAAAACTTCGCCCCTTGGTCGATTTCATAATGGCAAGCCTGGCACAGCGCGGCCACTAGGTTGTCGTCGGCTTTAATGCCCCTTCCTTTGCCACCGCCCCAGTTTGTATGTGCTGCTTGCACCATGTCGCCGCTCCCGCAATGCTGACAGTCTAGGCTTGCCACCAGCTTGAGCAGTTTTTTACTTCTGACATAGGGATGTTTTGGGATCATCGCATGGCCTTATCAGTCCTGTTGCCAGCATAAATGTTGGCTTTCTCGGCTTCGATTCTGGCCTGGGCTGCGACCATCAGCCATCTAGTGCGTTCTCTTTGTTCTACAGCCGCCTGTAACGCCAACAGGTGCTGAACATATTTTGGGTCGGCGTAGGCTTCACGTTCCTGAGCTGCGGTGGTTTTGTGTCCTTGCAGTTCAAAGTCTTTCATTAACTGAGCTTTAACGGTTTTTCTAAGTTCCGTCATGTACACAAGTTGGGCCTCGGCTACTGCATAATCGCCAGCGTGGTCGCGCAAATAGTCAACGGCTTTATCAAGGCTGCTCATTAGATCACTCCGATCATTCGTAAAGCCGCTTCAGGGCTGTCAACCCTGCAAAGCGTACCTCCGGGCCATTTTAAAAAAAAGTCGGCTTGTAGGCCCGTTAAACGCTTTCTGGAATCACTTTTTATCTCCATCAGAAAGCTCCGGTTTTGGTGCCCAACTAAAAGATCAACTGGCAAGCCAATGATCCAGACATAAGCCCCCGCATCCCGCAGGGCTTTGACTATCGCGGCCTGGTTCTCATCCACCCGTGCTGCGTATCTCATTGCGCTGCCTGTTCATTTCTGTGGTCAAGATATTTGCTCCAGCCTTGCCACGCAGCTTCCTGATGTCGGCCCTTACTTCCTCCCACCAGTTCCTCGCGGCTGCTTGTCCTGTCGTCGTTCTGATGGCTTCGTACCGCTTCAGCCACTTTGTCGCCTCCATCTGGCGCAAGGTCTCCTGAAGCTCTAAGCGCTCGGTTGATGTCAGTGAGGCTAAATTCTTGGCCTTCCCTTCGCTTGTCCAAAAGAGATTTGTGGTCACTCATCGCCCCTCCTGAGTTGTGCCAGGCGCTCACGGATGTGGTCAGGCATCGGAACAGTCCCCGCAATGCGCTCTTGGTACTGCTCTGCCATAGTGGCAGGTTTTTTGACCTCGGGGATTTCGGCCCCATCCCACCTCTGTTGGTTCAGGTAAACAAGCGGCGCAGGAATAAAAGCGCCGTTGTCTTTGCGCCACTGATCGGTCGTTTTTTGCCATTCCACATGTTTGATAATCTGATCGGCACAGTGTTCGTAAAAACCTTTTTTCCACCGTGCTAAACAAGCTGCCTTTGCGCCCTTCCTGGGGCTTTTTGGCCAAGATGCCCAGAATCGGTCAAAGCCTGACTCAAACATAACATCTCCTGCTCCTCCTGAAAAGAAACAGCGGCAGGCGGGAGGTGCGCTTTTCAGCCCGGGGATCAATCCAGACCTAGCCGTGTTTCACAAATAAACCTACTGACTGTGCTGGCGGGATTTGAACCCGCGACCTCCCATTCTCAGTGCACTCGATGGGCGCTCTACCAGCCTAAACTACAGCACAGCGTTCGGTATCTTGTCTATTATTCTACACCAAGTTTTGTTGTGTTCATGTCTTTACATGAATTTACAACTCTTTTTTTGGTGAACCTACTTGCTGACTTCTCGGAGGTCATCCTGCATCGTCTAGAACAATGACTCGTCAGCTTTCGGTTCTTATTCTCTACTTATCGCAAATCAAATAATTCCACCCAAAGACCCCCCTACCCCACACAGTGAAGTAGAGAGGGAAGGTTCCACCCCCGCGAACGGGATCATCATGCTACGGATTCTCACCGTATGCCCCAGGCTTGATGATGCGACCAGCCCACCGGATTGTTCGGGAACTGCCCCCTAGCCTTACGGCATACCGGCTACCCTTTTCTTCCGCGCCCTCAGGTTCAAGTCTTGCTATCGTGCGGAGTACGGTCTAGGCCAGAAAGCAAAAAACCCCTCAATTCGTTCTGGTGGATCTTGGCTCTTGGCGTGAGCAGCAACAAGGCGATTGAAAGTAGGCAAAAGCCTCGCTTGATGCTTGTCAAGACCCACCACAGCGAACTGAGGGGTTCTTTACCTACTTTCATCGCCTAGATGCCACTCTAGACAAGTCAGATCATACACGATCTAAAAATCCCGTGTCAACTTTTTTCGAACCACTCCGGCTTGATGACCATCAGTTGATACAAGCGCCCCTCTGGCAGCTTCTTCCACTGCCACACAGCGCCCCTGCTCACGCCCAGCAGCCTGGCTAGCTTGGACTGTGAGCCTGCTCGTTCGATTGCCTCTTGTTTTGTCATCCGTGCATTCTACTACACAAAAAAAAGGTGCCGATTATTAGGGAAAGTACCTAGTCTGAACATCAAAAAAGACTTGATGAGCGTGTAGAAGCCTATACAATGCAACCATGCCCCAGCGATTTGCAAGGGGTCTTTTTAGGAGAAACAAGATGATGAACGCAAACTGGATGGTGACACTGGCAAATTCTCACCGCAAGGCTTTGGCCGGCTTTGGTTACACAGCACAACAGATCAACGCAATGGATTTAAAAGAGGCCGCGCAAGAGTTGAAAAAGCTGGAATACAACTTCAAAGCTAACTCTCCATTCAAAAACAAATAAACCACCGGGGCTTCGGCCCCATCAATCCCGCAAGGGTCTTTTTAGGAGTAAGCATGAAACAGTACCGTCAACACTACAAAACAGAACGCCTGTCAAGACGCGCAGAAGCCGCTTTGGGATTCATTCTGGCCTTAGTCATAGGTGTAGGCATTGCATTGCTGCTTGTGACTGCTTGCTAAACACATCGAAAGGAAATCATGCAAACCGCATTTAGCAGAACCATCACCGGCTTTCACTTCACCGGCCTGGCTGAAGTTGAGGCAGGCGAGCCGTCTACCGACACCAGCCCAGCCTGGCCCACCATTGTCACGGTCTATGAGCTGTACATAGACGGCTCAGACAAAAATTGCATTGACATCATCAACCCATCCATTGTTCAGCGCATCGAACACATGATCGCGGAGGAAGCATGAAGATCACAATCACCGTCCATATCCATCATCGCAAATACGCTTGGGAAAACAAGGGCTATTTTTTTGCCCTCCCAAGCAAGTTTGATGATGACGATTCCCGTACCTACGTCGGCCCCCAAGAAGTGGAAATAGAAGTCCCGGACGACTTTGACCCACGCCCTGCGCAGATCGCTGCGCTTGATGCCCAGAAGCAGAAGATCATGGCCGACTTTAATAAGTCCGTAGCCGAAATTAACGAGCGTATCAGCCGCCTACAAGCACTGGAGTACAAATGAAGAACATAGCCACTGCACTGGTCAAAGCTCAAAAAGAGTTTGGGCCAGCACTTAAAACAGCAACCAATCCTCGCTTTTGCAGCCGCTATGCCGACCTCTCGGCTTGTGTTGAGGCGGTTATTGAGGGGCTAAACGGGGCTGGCATTGCCCTTGTCCAGCGCACAAGCGAAGACACCACCGGGGTGACAGTGGAGACTGTGTTTATTCACGAGTCAGGTGAGATGCTGGAATGCGGCAAGCTGCACGTTCCCGCTTCCAAGCAAGACCCGCAAGGCTACGGATCTGCCTTGACTTACGCGAGGCGCTACAGCCTGATGGCAGCTTGTGGAATCGCACCTGAAGATGACGACGGCAACGCAGCAAGTAAGCGCCCGTCTGCGCCGGCACCAGATATCACCGACCGCCTATCAGCGATTGAAGCCAGCGCAAACAGCGAAGAGCTAGCCAAGGTCTACAAAGAAGCTTATGAGGCTTGCCAAGGAAATCAAGCACTTCAGGCTAAGGTGATAGCCGCAAAAAAAGCACGGATTGAACGCGCAAAACAGGAGAAAGCAGCATGAAACACCTAGGACATGAATATGAGATTCACTTTTGCAGCCCAAAAGAATATACGGGAGAGGGAAAAGGACTTTTTCGCATTGATGTGGCAATGTCCACAGGCGCATATTACAAAACATATGCAGAAGCAGAAGAAATGGCAAAAAGCATCATAGATAAGTTTGAAAAAGAAATTCCGCAAACAAAAAAAGAGTGGTTAGAAGCGATGGAAAAATGCATGGTGTGGTCAGGTTATGAAGAATGCAACCT